CTTTGCGGTCGTGTTCGTATTCATCGGAGGTGGTGGAGGCATCATTATTCCATTCATCAAGGAGGAAATATCAAACCCTGGTCCTGACATTTCCTTTCGTCCGCTCGCATCGTACTTGGGTTCTGCGGGTGGGCCGCCTTTCGTCGTGTTTCCCATAGCAGTCATCATACTCTTGACGAGATCGGGGTTTTGTTTAATAATATCATTCATATTCGGCATAGCTGATTTGAACATACTGTTCGTCAAGTGGAACATCATAGCGCTTCCTCCCAACATCATAATCAATTTAACTTCTGGAGCCATACTCATCTTGGTCTTGTACTTGTTGTAGAGGTCTTCGAACACACCATCATAATCATCAAGATTCTCCATAACGGTTTCAGACCAACCATCGAGTTTGACATCAAAGGGATCGTACCTCTTGTTGAGAAACTCCAAGCCTGACACACAAGCAACAAGCATTCTCCTTGAAAACTTTATGGATTGCTCAACTTCAATGCTATACATAATTCTTTTGTATTCGGTTCTGAGTTCCTGAACGGACGAGTAGGCGTTGAGTCTCTTGTTGACTGCAAAGCCCTTTTTAGCAAGACGAGCGAGTTTGTTGAGAAGATCCGCCTTTTCGTCGTCGATTGAAGTGTACCCCTCGGAAGGTTTATCGTCTTCTGCTGGTCCAAACCCGCCGCCACCTTGTTCTTCTCCACCCTGAGGGTACTCTTCACCAAATTCTTCTTCACCCTGTCCATAGTCGATTGGGTCATCAGGAGGAGGACGAGGCGGTGCTGATTGTTTGTTTGGATTTATAAAGGCGCCAAGGTCTGGTTCCATCTCTTGAAAGCTTGCAGCTGGTTGGCGAAATTGAACTTTTTTGGGAGCCTTGACCTTTTTGGGAGCGGCTTGAACAGGGGCAATTTCAATTTCATCCATAAGAGCCTGCTCATCGTCACTGAGCTTCATCACATTAACACCACGGTCGAGTACTATGTCGTCCATTCTGGTGTTTAACTAGAAAGGATTGTATTTTCTTTAACGCACTCTGAAAAAAAATATAAATAGTTAATAAAATGAAGCAGACTGAAAACATAGTGTACGGTGTCCTTATTTCCATAATTGTCATTCTCATCCTTATGAAGTTGATGAAGAAGGATAAGTACAGTGGGGACCTTCGCCCGGAGCCCATTCAGATTTCACAGGTGAACCCCAAGGGTCCCAAGTCAATCTTTGATCTCCCCTACAAACTCGATTGTGTTCCAGGGCCGACACCAGAGGGATCAAACTACACAAAGAGCTTGACTCCAGGTGGTTTCTGTGGCGCCGGTCAGTGGGTCGCGAGTCAGGCTAACTACACCATCACTGGTGGAATCGGTGACAACAAACTCGGAGATTAAAATACCATTAAACTACATAAATGGAAGACATTACGATTAAAAACATCTTTGTTTCATCACAAAACCGAAATACGTCTCTGTATCCATACGGAAATTCGTACACCTTGTTTCTCAACACTGCCATAAAACAGGTGAAAAAGGTTGAATTGGTGAATGCTTCCGTTCCCAATACTTTATATAATGTTTCGAATGGTTCGAATGTTATATCAGTTGGCAACGCAGGTGCAGTCGGAGGTTTGTTAACTTTTTCAATTCCAAACGGATTTTACAGCGCACCAGGACTCGCTTCAGAGTTGGTGTTTGCATTGGGAAACGCGACTGGTATCAATGTTCAATACGTGTCCAATGAAGGCAAGATGCTGTTCACAAACACGTCGGTGTTCAATATGGTTATAAACTCTGCAGAGTTGGCACCACTCTTGGGATTTCCGGCTTCAGTTGTTGGTCAAGTGCTTTCAACGAGTTTCGTTTCGAGTTCACCAGGATCTCAGGTGTATCCACTATATAGTGATAACACGCAATACAGGGGACTCAATTGGATCAAATCAACTCAAGTTGTGACTATGGTTCCAATAGATGGCATCTTTCTCGATATTCAAGAACTTCGAAACTTTAACAACGAAGATGCTCAAGCAATGACGAATCAGACGCCCAGTTCGTTTCAGACGTATTCTGGTTCAAACACAAGCAGGACATTCGGAATGATACCCCTCGATGTGAGCAGTGGAAACATAAAGATGTTCAAGAAGAATACTGATTATGATCTAAATGTTGAATTTCCGTATCCTATTCAGAAGATAGATCGTCTCACGATACAGTGGACTGATGTGAATGGTAACGTCGTTTCATTTAATGGTCTCGAGGACAATTCATTTCTTTTGCGTTTCCACATAATAAACTTGAAATAAAAAATCTACACAGACTATAAATGTCTGGTGGTATAACTCAGCTTGTAGCCATTGGAGCACAGGACGCTCATCTGGTTGGTAATCCAGAGGTCTCTTTTTTTCGATCGGCGTATAAGCGTCACACAAACTTTGCACAAACAGTGGAACGACAAGTTATTCAGGGAAACGTGAACAATGGCGGTATGTCAAGCATTCGTGTGGAGCGCAAGGGTGACCTTGTCAACTACATGTTCTTGACTCTGTCAAAGGTTATTGGCGGCGTGACTCAGTCGGTGACCCCAAGCTCGGCAGGTGCGAGTGTGACTTGGTCAAATCTTATAAGTTCGGTGCAGCTTCTTATTGGTGGTCAGATTATCGATGAACAGTACGTCAACTTTTCTTCAAATATTGCCCCCAATTTGTTTGCTCAGAATTTGTCCAAGGCGAACAGCTCAACAGGCGTCTTGAACCCAGCAAATGATCTCATTTACCCATTCCGATTCTTCTTTTGTGAAAACTGGCAGTCCGCTTTGCCACTAGTTGCTCTTCAGTATCACGATGTGGAAATCAGAATCTATTGGGGTCCTCAAGCAGCTAGCTTCAACTTTATCTGGAACGCGTATGCAAACTTTACGTATCTAGATAATGATGAGCGAATGGAGTTTGCCAACAAACCTCAGAACATGTTGATTTTTCAGACTCAGCGTGTTCTTGCGTCCCTGAACAAGACACAGGATATGGCCTTTAATCAGCCAGTCAAGTACTTGTGTGCATACGCAGTCAACTCTACAGAGGGAACAACTCTCGTGAATGGAACTTCAAACCTTTCAAACACGGCGCTGTTTTCTAATATAAATAATATCAAGCTTCAACTTAATGGGACTGATGTTGCTGATTATAAGCTCGCCTCGCCTCATTTTACCACTGTTCCGGCTTATTACCATACTTCCTTTTCAAATAATACGGACTCTCAGTTGTTCATTTTCCCATTTTGCCTCGATACAAGCAAATTACAACCAACTGGCTCCCTCAACTTTAGCCGACTCGACTCCGCAAGAATCATCAGTCAGCAAAACATTGTAGTGAACGATATTTATGCAGTCAACTACAACATTCTCAGAATTCAGAACGGTATGGGTGGTTTGATGTACGCCAACTAAATTTCGCGTGGTAAATTAAACCAAATGGTAAAACTTATGCACTTGGCGATTATTGCTGTCATTATATTTGTTTTAACATATGATCCAAAGTCTGGAACACTTGATAAGTTTATCACACCGGATGAGAACCCAAAGAAAAAGTGTTGTAGTGATCCAAACTGTGTCGCAAAAAACCCCGGACAATGCAAAAATGTTCACTATGAAGCCATTCAATTTGCAGGGGATGTCCCGTCTGGATTCACAACTTCGGATGCCACCTCAATGGGAGGTGCGATATTAGGACCCTAAAAATATACAAGATACTTGTAAATGTTACCTTTCGATAACAATATGATGCTTATGATTGCCCTTGCTCTCGTGATCGCTGCCGTGGCTTATATGTACCGCGATCTCGAGAAGACAAAAACGGAGCTCAACTCTATAAAGTCAATTTTTAGACAGCCCGCACCCGCCCCAACACCTGCTAAGCAAACACAAGAAAAGGAAACTGTCGCCACATCCACTGAAGAAGGAGAGGCTGAATAAAATCGCAGGTCATAGTAGCTAGGAAGCAATGAAAAAAGAAGAAATTCATAAAGCCATTGCAATTCCCGTTTCATTCGTGGATGAAAAGCCAAAATTTTTAACTGTTCGAGATCGTCGTCACAAAGAGTGGATTTTTGTGACGGGTGGTTGCAGAAAACGAGAAGTTTCTGATCCGATTCATTGTGCTCTGAGAGAGCTTGAAGAAGAGACGAGGGGTGTCCTTCGTCTCAAGAGTGGCATATACACGCAGTTCAAATTTGAAACAACAGAACGACCTCCAGAAGATCTCGAAGCCGATAAAAAGGCGGGAATACACGTGACTCTTGTGTATCACGTGTACATCTTTTTCACAAAAATAAACTCAGTCGAGCAACAACAAATGATTAAAC